AGAACATCATCGTCTTCAGAGAGAGCAGATACACCCTCAAATTCAGACTTATCATAGTTCCAGTAGCCATCTACCTTACGAAGCTTCAACTTGAAGTTCGCACCGTTCCAGAAATCAAACGGATTGATAGGAGACTCGTCCTCAAAGGCAGGCTGCATTGCTTCCATCACCTTGTCGAAAATCTTCTTACCGAAACGGTACAAAAAGACTTTACCCTCATTTTGAGGATTGGCCGAATCACTGACCACATAGATGTTGGCGAAGTATTGCAACTTGCGCTTCTGTTTACGAGCAATCTCCTTGTCCGATTCTACACCAGAGTTCCAGAGTTTGGAATTATACTCCGATACAGGATCGTTGTTGCCGAGAGTGGTAAGAGAGTTCTCAATATACCACTGACCAGTTGGACCTTGGAACGCATGGTTCCAGACCTTGGCCCAAGGAAGGTCTTCACCTTCACATGCCGGAAGAAAACGAATGACAGCATATCCGTTACCAGACTTATCCATCGTAGGTTTCCAAAGTCGCTCATCCACATAGGACTTCTTCTCTTGGGGGGCAGACTCTTTCTGGGCAGCGCCCAACAGTGAATCAAGACTGTTTTGCTTTTTCATTGCAGCAAATGACATTTCATATCTCCTTATGTTGTCGTATGTTATCGTATGTTATCGTATGTCGATTTTATAATAGTAACACAATGGGGTATAATAGTCAATACCCCTTTGTATTTATTCTTCCAGCAAAAGGCCGGTTTTATGAACTCCATCTTTGAATCCATCCTTGTCAAAGCCCTCTTCTTTGTAAGCATCAACCTTTTCTTCTCTAGGAATATTAGATTGTTTTTGTGCCTCCACCAAAGATTTGTAGGCTTCAGATTCGTAGTAGTCACCCTTCCCTGCTATCTTCCAAACGTCAGCAGTTCTCTTATGAGTTTCTACTTGGGACTTCTTCAGTCCCTTATTCTTTCCACTTTTCAGTGCTAGTTCTGGTCTTTTTGGCATTGTTTCTCCTTATACTATTTTCAATTTATCACAAAATTCTTTTGAGGTTATTGGTTGCACGTTGCTATGATAATCTCGTAAAGTGGAACCATGCCAACTTTGTCCACCCGTTACCTGACAATCTACCCAGTAAAAGGTTCTACCCCTATACTTGTCAAAAATCTCACTCAATTGATTTACCCAGTTAACAGGGTTAAATCCTTTTGCATCTTCAGGCAAATAGTTGTCTGTCCCTTTATAAAGATTATTAAGCGGTTTGTCATATGATGACAAATCAAACCCCAACATATATATTTCTTCTGTACCTGACTTACAGGCCAAAGATAGAGCAGTGTTTCCCGTTGACCACCCAGCATGACCTTCAATTGATTCTACGGTATCCCTTAGATCACTAACGTATGTAATCCAAAGTCCAACATCCTTTTGCATCTTTAGTTTCAAATCTTGTGTATCAAGATTAGGAAATTGTTTCATAGTTGCTTCAATTTTCTCATGCAATGTTGCTGGGTCTTTTCCACTTATAACACAGTGATCCGTTTTAGTTTTACTTCGGTGAATAAATGACTCTGGTATGTCATATCCCATCAACATAGCATCAGCAACATCAGCTGGCACAACATTCCAGTTTGCGAAATAAACATTGTGTATACCAAGATAATCTGGGTCTTCTTCACACCATCCAGCATCATATATCTCTTGTTGCATAGCATAGTCCATTGCAACTAGGTTATCCACACAGTGAGGTCCATCACGATAAATTGCATTACACCCCCATGTATCAACTTCATCATCCATAATAGTTTGGTGGCATGGCTTGAACCATGACCTAGACTCACCATTACCTATAATGAGAGATTTCACTTGCTCATCCTTCGGTCAATTTTACCAGACGCACCGTCAGTGTTTACGGTGTAGCTGACAGACGCATCATCTAACCAACGCTCATTCTTCACAAAGTCAAGTTTATATGCGTCACGCTCTGACAGGTTTGCAAGTACATTGAACGCAAGACTAATCCTTGGTTCGTCTGTAATATTCTGTGAGAACCCATGAAACAGATACGAATTAAACATGATTAACGAACCTTGCGTACAGGGCATACCAATCTTGTTTGTAAAGTTTGCATTAGCTTTACTGTAGTGCTTCCTCAATGAGAAAAATGGATCACTGTTTGCAGGCATCTTTTCAAAAACCAGAGGTGGGTGCTGTGGATTAGATTGAACGTAATACACACCACTAATAAGGGAGTTGCCGTGGTTGTGCATACTCTGCTGACTGCCTGGGTCTGCACTGTTCAACCAACTCTCATGAATCCAAAAATCACGATAGTCCAACGTCATCACATTATCAAGGTAGTCTTTGGTACACTCATAGAACCATGTCTTCAAATCAGCAAGACCCTCATGATCAACGATGTTTGGCATTTCCTCACCAAACTGTGTTGAATTTGGATTTGCAATTGCTTGTTGATTAAACTCAAATTCATCCATAGAGGGAACTTTTGGTGGATTAGGGTTTTGGTATATCTTTAACACACCAGCTGGAAATACAGGGATTTCAGTCATAATCTAACTCTCCGATCAAAGGAAATATTCTCGCAATTTCCACCGCACAGGCTTTTGCAATATCCATATGTTCTTTCTGTGTGCCGTTAGCACTCCTTAGTTCTATGTAGTGAACCCAACTGCGAAGGGTTCCATTCATATACATTCGAGATACAGTGTTACCCTCTGGTAATACTGCACGGGCCTGTTCTTTCGCAATACCATTCTTAATCGCCCAATCATATGTTTCTTTTGCAGCATCAATAAGTGCATTTTGTTTAGAGTTCCACGCATGATGCAATTCACTTTCGCTGTCAAGTTCCACACTGTTCTGACGATTCTTAGTGTCTTGCAGTCTTGCTTCTCTAGTCACAAAATCCAAGTCTTTTGTCGGGTCAGCGTATCGTTGACTGAACTCTTGGAATGAGAATGAACGATGGCGTAGTATCTGCCTTGCAATATCTCTGGTTGTCTCAATTTCAAGACAAGCACTGGCCATTTCTAGTGGCGACCAGTGCTTGTGCTTAATCAAATATTTGATGAGTTTTTTGGCTGTGTCAGAATTATTTTGGTTATCTGGATTTGATACTCTGGCACAATATGCAATAAGGTCTTGAACATCATCTACACCAATAACTCTATCCGGCTTTGAATAAGAAATCAAACGAACTTTCATTATTCGTGTTCTCCGCCAGGATCACCCTCTGGTAGAATTGTTTTTTTACCATTGATCCACACAGCGCCACGACTACGGCCCATACTGTGATACCCCTTGACAAAGTTAAAAGTTTGAGGTCTACGCTTTGCGGTTTCAAACGTTGCCACCGTAATCACAATTGCCAAAATCAAGGCCGAATGTGCGATTAATGACGTTCCAAAGAACATCAAATCTCCAATCATCAAACTAAACGCTACACACCACATCCACGCAAGAGCCTGTAACGCCATATGTCGGACTTGCATATCTTTAATGTTTCGGAGTGGATTATATTTTGCGTTCATAACACCATTCCACGAATCATATATAAACTGTCTCACTTGTCTCTCCTTATAAAAATGGTGCCGGTGGTAAGACTCGAACTCACGACCTATTGATTACAAATCAATTGCTCTACCAACTGAGCTACACCGGCACACATCCCTTATCGTCTACGAGGACGATATCCTTTCGGCCAACTAGGTTGGCGTGAGGCGAGTTTCTTTACTCGCTCCCTTAACTCCTCATTGGTTTTCACCAATTCGGCGTTATCAAAACCAAGCGCTTTAACTTGGTTCTCCAGTTCCTTCACCTTAGAGGCAAAGAAACTTTCTGTACGGACGGTAGGATCACCGTCCAGATGCAGTGTTACTTCCATTTGAAGTCTCCATTGCAAGGGTTGCTGCCATCAGTCCTGACAGTTGAACATAATTCATATTACTATAATTTATATAATATGTCAAGTACCTATAGAGGTAATTGAGCGCATTTTGGTAAAAAATTTAAGTCTCTAGCATTTGCTTCAATTTTTTCTTTGAGAGCTTTTGATATTAATGGTCTTAGCGAATCTGGTTCTAAACCTTCTTCTTCACAATACCATAACACAGCATCCATATGAGTTATTTCTTTTTCGAGAACTATCTGTTCTATTTTGAGGGAAAATGTTTTGGAAGTATTTAATGGCATTGTATTCTTTCATAATAATTAAAGTTGGGGGGTTAACCATGACCCCCCACGGATGTATTACGGCATCACCCGTTAGTCATTACGCTGAGCGCAATGCCGCATATCCAGCTGCAACTACCGCCTTGGTAGGTGTGCCGATCATATACTTACGGTATGTCTCACCATCATAAGACGATACACGATTGTTCAGATAGATTGCATAACCTTCTGAACGAAGTTTACTAATAACAGCACGAACATTTTTCACACCATATCGTGCAGAAATCTGTTTTGCGGTTAGTTCTGCACCATCAATAAGTGCGGCTGCGACCTTTGCGGTCTGGGTAGTAGTAGTCATAATCTAATAATCTCCTTGTCATGACAAATAGGATAGAAGTATTCCATCCTTTAAAGTGGTAGGTTATTCTGTTGCCAAGGAACCTACCGAAACTCCGAACACTTACTGCTTAAGCAGCAAGAGCCATGGGTGCAAAGTTATCGTTTGCGTTTACTTCAGTGACCTATAAGGCGGTCAATCCACAGTTCTCCACTTCTCTAATCAACACCTGTCGATCCTGTTTCGCCCCCATCATGAATACTTGGATGAGATAGCTGGGTTATACTCACTCTAGGCCGGTGAAGGTTCGCCATTACTGCCGAACCACATCCAAGTATTCATGGTGGAGGCGTTGGGTACTGCCCCCAAGTCCAGTCTGCCTTTCAATCTGTTTCATCAAACTGTATTATATTTATACCATGCGGGGTGGAAATTGTCAATACCCTAAATGCTGATATCTTTTTTATTTTTTACAAATTCACCATTTGCAAGAGCCCAACCGAAAAAGACCCGTTCTCCATTACCGACTCCCAAAACAACACTTTCTCGACCTCGATGATCTTTATAATGAACTAATGCTTTTAACACTATAAACATTGTAGGCATCGGAAAACCTACACAGAAGCCCTCAACAATTGATTCATTCATTTGCATCAAAACATCTCTTTCAGATTTGATATCTGCATTGACAACTTCTAAGATTGTGTCCTCATCTTTACATATTACCCCTACTTGAATTAAATCACCAACCGACCATTCTCTACTATTCTCTGCTGCAGCACTATTAACGCAAACCAAACTGATAAGTACGCTTAACAGGGCTATCATTAGATACTTCATTTTTTTCTCTCCATTCATTGATGGTTTCAACGAGAGGTTCAAGATAATCATATTTTTGTTTTACAAATTCTTGAACGGTGCCGTCTTCTGTGACCACAAGAATAACAACTTGATCAATAATTATTCCTGTTCTCTCACCAAACATCTCGGCGTAAGCAGAACCTTGTATATAGTAGTTTTCATTCCATGCATCTGAACGTTCTTTAGTTGACGTTTTGAAGTCGATAATTGATAACTTATCTTTGTAGACAGCGATGCAATCAACTCGGCCTGCTACCTTGTATTTATCACTGTAGAGTCCTGCTTCTTGTGCATATATGTGGTCAATATGACACAGTGCTTTTTCCCTCAAAACCCTAAACAAAGCATATGGAAGAAAGTGTTTCTGATGTTCCTTCCATTTGTCAGGCCAGTCAATGTGCATATTATTGAGGTAATCTTCACACATATGATGGACTTTTGTGCCTCTTGCAGCTGCGGTTCTTGCAATATAGTTTGCAACGTCCTCACCAACACGCTTACGCCATTCAAACAATCCTTTTTTATTACGGACTGATAAAATAGTGGTGATGGATGGGTACTTGTTACCCTCTGGGGTTTCGTATAGACGAACACCGTCAGTGGTTTTTGCCTTAATTTCTGGTAGGGAAACAGGAGCGTGACTAAACATTTTTTGTTTTTCCATTATATTAAAACACTCGTTGATGATGGGCTATAGTGTGGACTAGGAATTGTCTGTAACCTAGCAAATCTGTCATATGTGCGAAGTTCGACTTCAGTTACAGACATTGTTCTGCCTTGTTGATCCACTTGCTCAGTTCTGTGGATATGTGAAAACCCATTTGCAGATTGCAGAGGTATTGTTACAGTTGAATACAATGGGTATAAGGATGATACTGCCCCAATTGGCTCAATGGCACTAACTGACATTTCTCATCCTCTCAACTAAACGCTCTGCTCTTGGACCGACCTGACGATACCATCTCGAATCGACCATCTCATCTGCTGCGGCATCCCAATCTTTTGAATCCACTCCACGCTTCATTCCAGCAAATTTAGACAGTCTTGGGCGACCAAGATTGAACATCATATTTGCAATTATTTGTTGAGCTTCTTCCGGCAAGTTGCTGAAGTCTGGATAAAGGATATCGCAGTCTCGCAATACTCCTTGGATATCCGACTCGAAGGCTTCAGTGACTCTATCCTCAGAGACAGCGGTTCCGAGGGTCTGACCATTTTCGGGATCAGATTCAGTAACAAGATGGCCAATCCCAAATGTAGGATAGCCAAGATGGTCATTGTATATTTTATAAACGCACCCTTCGTCAATTTTCAATTGCTCCCTAAGTTTATCTACATTCATATTTATTCTCCTTTTGGTGATGGGGTAAGTTTATGTGTCGTTACAGGACGTAAACTTTTTTCCCAATCAACTATTAAATTACCAACTGCCATAATTCTTTCATGGTCACAATTATGTTCTGGAACTGAATGATACAACCATGCGGGCCAGAGGATTAGTTGACTCTCTTGTGGTTCTACTTGTGTAAAAGACTGTGAATAATATGCATCTGGAAAAACCAGAGGAGCACATTTTTCACACCCCTTGACACAATATGTAAAACTCCAAGTATGAGGCCAGTGTTGATGTGATTTAGTAAATTGACCTTTATTATATATCAACCCCCAAGAATCAGCTACATTATAATCATACTGTCTAGGATCACCAGACTCATTTGTTGCATTTGCCAGAGGGATTGTCTTAGCAAGACTGATAACCAACTCACCTAATTTCTTGAATGAGTCATAATTATCATGCATATCCCATCGTGTCATATGACACTTAGCAGCAGTCTTATGGTTTAGTCGATCACCAGCGTCACGAATATCATT